ACGTCTCCAGGTTGTCGACACGCGCCGTCTGCGCCGTGATCGCGCCCTCGGCATTGGTCACCCGTGTCGTGAGGCCAGTTATGGCCGTGGCGTTCCCGGAGATATTGCCATTTGCCGTCGCAACCGACGTTTCCAGGCTGTCAATCTGGCTGGCCTGCGCCGTGATAGAGCCCTCGGCGTTGGTCACGCGGGTGTCCAGGCCGCTGATCGCGGTTGCATTGCCGCTGACGCCCGTCTCCAGGTCGGAGATCGAGGCCGTGAGGGTCGTGACCTGTGCGGCGCGGGCTGCGCTTTCATCGGCGATCAGCGTCCGGTTGGTCTCGATGGCCGCCCTGGTGTGCCCCGTGGTCCGTTCCTGCCGGTCGACCGTCCCGCCAATGACCCGCGTCTCCTCGGTCATCCGGTTCAGCTGTTCATAGATCGAGCCACGGATATCGTTGATCGTGTCGCCTGCGGATTTCGACCTGTCCGTCGCCGCATCGTAGAGCCCGGTCGCGTCGAGCTCCGCCGAGGGCGGAATGCGGACCTCCTCAGGGGCGGCGGCCACCAGCTCCACGCGCCAGGGGCCGGGCAGCTCGCCAACGGCCTGCATGCGCACGTAAAGCGCCTCCCGCCGGACGCTTGCCGAAAACGCCGGCACCGCGCCCTCATAGACCGGCGTCCAGGTCTCCCCGTCATAGGAGACCTGCGCCCGGAAGGAGACGGCGCCTGACGGATGGCGGGCGGAGACGGTCAAGAGCGATTCCGTCACGCTGATTTCCCGGTGGACGGACATGGCATCTATCACCGGGGCGCCCAGCGACGGCGGCAGATGGCCGGGCCCCGGCGCGTCGGGCACGCTCAATCCCTGATCGGCCACATGCACCGCCGGATCGTCGATGACAAGCTCGATCTGCGCTCCCGTTCCCTCCGGCACCATGCCGACCAGGATGCCCCGGAACACCTGGTCGACACCCTCGCCCGCCAGCCAGGTCGGGGCCTCGTCGCCGGTGTCCTCCAGATGGTCCTCGAGCAACCCGTGCTCGGCTTCCGCCGCCGCCCGGTCCGCCGCATCCAGCGTGACGACGGAACTGCCCGGCTCCCAGGTGATCTTGCAGGGCCCCCATTCGCCGCCATCGCGGCGGCGCAGGCGCAAATAGGTGTTCTGAGGGTCGCTCTTCGGCTCATGTGAGAGCGTCAGCGTATTGCCCGCATGGGCGAGCACCGTGCCCGCCTCGCCCCATGTCTGGGGCATTTCCGATTGCACCAGCACCAGGTCACCGCGTTTCAGCAGCCTCCCCTCGAGCTCGGTCCGGAACGTGGCCTTCACCCGGCGGAAGAAGTTGTCGGCGGCAAGGTGAATCCCCTCCCGCCAGGCGTGGTCCCGGTCGGTCGGGCCGATCAGCCGCACCCGCGCCGGCGCTTGCGAGGTCGATTGCGCGATCGTGCAGCGCACCTCCGCCGTCTTCCAGGTCGTGCGGTCCATGTATTCGACGATCACGTCATCCGCCGCATCCGAGCGCTGCAGCGCGTATTCCACCTCCAGCGAGCCGCGCAGGATGTTGCGGTCGGTGAACACCTGTGCCGCCATGCTGCGGGGTTCGTCCCGCACCAGGCTCACCCGGTCGCCGATGAACTGGACGCTCGCCCGCCCCGCTCCCAGCACGGTGTTGATGGCCTCAAAGCGCGTGGTGCGCGTGTCGAACACTCCGTCAAAGTGATCGCCGCGCGCGCTCCACAGCGCGTCATAGGCGGCAAAACTCGCCAGATCGATGCGCGCATCGGCAAGCCCCGCGCCATAGACCGCGTTGCGGGCGATATCGACCGCCGCCCAGGCGATAGAGCGCGTCGGCTGCTCCTCCCAGCTCTCCCCCGTCCACACCGGCAGGATGCGCGTCTGTACCAGCGAGAAGGCGCGCGAGGATTGCGAGGTCAGCTGTTCGTTCGCCCGCACCCTCACCGCCATGGTCGAGAGATCGTCAAACACCTGCGGCCCGTCCAGATAGGCCCGCAGGCCCGCCCATTCCGCGCGGTCGAAGATCCGGTCATCCGCCGACCAGGCATTGAGCCGCTGCGCCCGCACCTCATAGCGCCCCGGCGCCACGTCGAGCGCATAGGTGAAGCGCTGCGGGGTGGCCGTCGTCAGCGTGATCGTCTCGTCGGCCAGCTCCGCCCAGCTGCCATCGCCCACCGGCGCGCCCAGCCCGTCGATCTCCCGGTATTCGAACCGCAGATGCACGGTGGCACTCGCCTGCGAGCCATCGTCGTTCAGCCGGTAGCAGCCCTCGGGCAGCACCACGTCCACCGCCAGCTTCTTCGCCGTCTCTCCGGCGGGAACAGCGGCAAACGGGCCGATCCAGTTGCTGTCGGCAAGCACCTGCGAGCCTACTTCGCCCGAGGTCTCCACCTGCACGGGGAACAGTTCGACCTGTTCGCCGGGATCGTAAAAGGCGATTTCCAGATCCTCGATCGCGCCCGTGTAACCGCCAACGTCGGTCCACACCACGGTCTCGCCAATGCGCACCTGCGAGACCTGCGCGCGTCCCAGCCCCCGCCCGAACAGCAGATGCAGATACTGGTCGTTGCCGGAGAACTCCTGGTACGGGTCGGACACATAGTCCGGTACCATCACGTGCTCGCCATACTGCACCGGGATCGGGGCAAACAGCCGCGCCTGGTTGCCGGAGGCCGACGCCGTATAGGTCGGCGAGGCCTGCAGCTGTTCAGCCGCCGTTGCCGCCGGTGGCGGCGCCAGCAGCGTGTTGATCAGGATGCCGCCACCGGCAAGGATCGCACTGCCGATGGCGCCCGCCACCAGCGCATTGCCGCCAAACCCGAGTGCCCCGGCAAGCGCCCCGCCCGCCCAGGGCGCGAACGCGGCCAGGGCGATCATGGCCACCAGCCCCATAATCGATTTTCCGTCGTCACCGCCGCGCGGCAGCACGATCACCGCCAGCTGGTCGGACGGCGCCGGAACCCGGCCCCAGTCGGCGCGCAGCACCGGCTCGCCGTTGAGCTCCACGATGAAGGCGACCGAGGCCGGCGGGCCGAAGGCCGCGACCAGCTCGCCAACCGTCGCGCCCGGCCACACCGGCAGGGCGCCTGGTACGAGGGGCGTTGGAACAAGAGAGGCGGGAACGGGCTTCATGTGCGTTCCGGACAGGCTCTCTCGAGACAGGCAATCATGCGCCATCCTGCAAACTCCAGATGTGCGAGGCTGTCGAAGCTGACCGCCGGCCGGGCGGCGTGGATCACGCCCCGGTCGCAGGGCAGCGGCCCCAGCTTCAGGTAACAACCGATGTGGATCGGCACGTCGCGCCGCCCCAGCAGCACGGCGCAGCCATGACGGGGCGCGGCAATGCGCTGCCAGCGCCGCCGCTCAGGCGCGGTGGTGAAGGCGCGGGCTCTCGCCCGCACGCTCATCTCGGCAATGTCGAACTCCGGCAGATCGACCTCGAAGAGGATCCGCTGCACCTCCCGGAACAGCCCCCAGCAGTGGAAGCCGGGCCGCCGGTCATGGTCGTCATAGGGCGCCCCCACCAGCGCCTGAAGCGCGGCGAGCTGCCCCGGATCAAGGGGGCTCACGACAGGGTCGGGAACGCGTCGCGGGTGTAGATCCGCCCCGGAAACAGCCGGTCGGGCCAGTCATTCAGCCGTGCCGAGGCGGTTGCCCGGGTTGAGCTCACCTTGACGTTCGCCAGTTCGATCCCGTCGATCCGCTGTTGCGGACCGGCAAGCCCGGCGATGTACTCGCGCCAGGTGACGAGGATCGGCGCCCGCACCCGCACCGCCGCCTGCAGGTGGCGATGCACATGCGAGGACACATTGTCGATCCAGAACGACACCGAGGGCACCTGCCCCTCCTCGCTCGAGGGCGGGGTAAAGCCGAAGGGCATGGCGGTGAAGGTCACCACCTCGCCCGCGTTCACCGGCGCCTCCGCCTCGAGCAGGAGATCATGATCGACGCCGTCCCCCACGAAGCGCAGCGCCACCGGCTCCCCGTCCTCCAGGAACGCCGGGTGCCGCAGCTCCACCGTTCCCAGCATCACGTCGCTCGTGGTCGAGGCATAGGCCTCGCGGATCGCCTGCGTGCGAATGTCGGTCACAGCTCCACCTCCAGCGTCATCGACACCATCACCGCCCGGCCCTGTTGCCGGGTCGTGAACTTTTCGCCCGCAAGCTTCACGGTGCGGGTCTCCATCGCCGTCCCGTTCCACACCGGCATGGTGAAGCGCTTCGTGCCCCTTGCCAGATCGTCGGAGACAAAGGCATCGAACGCTGCGAACTCCGCCGCGCTCATGCGCAGTTCCATGGCAAGCATCCGGTATTGCAGCGTGCCGCGCGGCCGGTCGCGGGTGTTGCCCGCCTCGAACTCGCTCGACACCGGCTTGTTGAACGGCCGCGAGATCCGGAACGAACCGCGTTGCGGCGCGCTCGGAACACCCGCCGGCCAGTCGGGTAGAGACATGGATTGGTCCTCGGGAACGGGCGGCTCGCAGGCACAAGACCGCCGTGGCAAGATGATGCGAGGGAAGACCACGCAAAGGGTGAGCAAGATGCCTGCGTCCATGCCCGCCGATCCGGCGGACCCGGAAGACTTCGACATCACGCCCGAGGCGATGGACCGGGGACAGCGCGCCCGCATGATCCGCAAGACCAGAACCGACCTCGGCCTGTCACAGGCCGAGTTTGCCAGCCGCTTCC